ATTGGTGCTTGCATGTGGGGAGTGAAAAACGATCATGACTGAATTCGGTGCTGTAATCAAAAAAGAAGACCGTTATGCACATATTGATACCCGGATTACCTGGGTTGATATCAGTGAAGCTACTCTGTTCAGTTCAACTTACATGGCTGGTGTTGCACTTAAAGCACTTCGTGATCAAGGTTTCAATTGCAGAAAAGTAACAATCGCGCCGGTTAAAATCACGAGGATCGTCGAGGAGACAGAAGGATGAAAATTGTCTGGTCATTGTTCGACGGTTCCGGGATTATGGGTTTACCGTGGGCGATACATGGTTATCAGGTTTATTGTTTTAATGCTGATTCCGCTAATCACGGGGAATATTTTATTAAAGCTGATCACCCCAATCTTCATTACGTTAATCAGTGGATTGACCCACAATTTGCAATTAAGCAGGAAATACTGGGAACACCTTTACCGTCGATTATTTTTGGTTTCCCGGATTGCACCCTGTTTGCTCAAAGCGGTTCACAACATGACCGGGATGACGCTGAACTACAGTATGCACTGGCAAACGCAAAACTAATCCGGGAACTTGGAGAACGTTATGATGTACCCTGGATGGTCGAAAACCCTGTCGGTGCTTTATCACGTCCTGAAATGATGGGGACACCTGACGCTTATTTTCATCCGTGGGAATATGGCGGTTATATGACAACAGATGATAAACCTTTTCACCCTAAAATGCCGATGTTTGACGGATACACGAAGAAAACATGTCTGTGGTTCGGTAACGGTTTCAGAATGCCTGAAAAACGTCCTGGACCGATTAATATTGGTTTCTTCTGGGGCTGGAAATATCTGGGTGGTAAGTCTGAAACAACTAAACAGTTACGTTCATTAACCCCGCGTGGTTTTGCTCGCGCTGTATTTGAGGCTAATAAACAATGATAATTGTCGTCACAGGTGGTCGTGACTTTAACGACAGAACAGCAGTGTTTTCCGCGTTAGGACTACTTCACAAACAATTTCCGGTTACCGAACTAATTGAAGGTGGTGCGTCAGGTGTTGATAACCTGTGTAAGCAATGGGCGCAATTACACGGTATTCCTGTGCGTAGTTGCCCGGCAGCGTGGGACGATCTGACTGTACCTGGTGCGGTTGTAAAACAGGGTAAGCACGGGGCTTATAACGCTGTTGCAGGTCATCAACGTAATCAGGCGATGTTAGAGGGTGAGCCACGTCCTACATACGGTGTTGTGTTCCCCGGTGGGCGTGGTACTGCTGATATGCATCGTCGCATGTTGAAAGCTGGTTTAACTGTGTGGGTTCCATATCCTTAAAATAATTCTTGACAGATTACCAAACCTCCCCGATAATTAGCCTCAGTTAACACACATGAGGCTAAACACAAATGGCTAACATTAACTCCCTTCGCAAGCTGTCTGATACCGATAAAACCAACGTAAAACGTGGTAACGCATATCGCATTGATCCGCGTATTATCAAGATTCGTCCAGGACATAACCCACGCGGTGTGTTTACCGACAACTACTGGGAAACTGAAGCAGCACTGGCACACATTGAAAACTTTCGTCAGGCTTATACCAACGGCGATTTCGTTCCACCCATCGTGGTACAGGTTGTTGACGGTGTTCCGTATGTCCAGGATGGTGAGCATCGTTTACGTGGCGTATTGGCAGCTATTGAAGCCGGGACGCCGATTCTGACAGTAGATGTTGTTGAATCGTCCGGTGACGAACTACAACAGACCCTGACACTGTTAAAAGGTAATGAAGGTAAACCGTGGTCCCCTGTTGAACGTGCTGTTATTTACGGTCGTTTCCGTTCATATGGCATGAGTGTTGAGCAGATCGCTACACAGGTCGGTAAAACCGTTCAGCACGTTTACGAACAACTGAATATTCTTGATATGCCGCTGGAACTTAAACGCCGGATCCAGAATGGTGAAATCAGCGCATCAGCAGCCATTCGCCAGTTTAAAGCAGGTGATAAAGAACCTGTAGTCACGCGTCGTCCACCCGCTAAACTGGTACGGTCTGCAGTGGAAGCAATCCGTGGTGAATGGTCTGCAACCCGCCAGGAAGGTGGTAAAGTCCTGGTTGAACTTACTGCTGAACAGTTTGAAGCGTTAAAAGCACTGAAGGAGCACCGGTTATGAAAAACCGTAAAGCAAAGATTCTGTTAGTTCGTAGAAACGGTCCCGGCGTCTGGCAGTGGGTGAGACTCAGCAACCGACGAATGGGGTTAATAAAATATTACGGGATGATGGATTGTGGTTTTTGCAAAAAGCCCAGCGCGGCGCAAAACCGCTGGAAAAGTGTAATGGAAAGTCAAAAACCACCTGCGCACTAAAGGAGACTAGTTTATGTCAGACAACTTAACATCAATTTACGGTACATTGACCTGTCGTTCTAAATTTAAACCGTTGACAAAAGAAGAAGAAGAACGTCAGTGTAAGTTCAATAACAGTTTTCCCAGCGTTAATGAAAATCGTTGGATTGCTAAACTAACCGGGAGTAAAAAGAAATGATTAAATTATTGTCATTGTATCTGATACTGGGTGTTCTGAATGCATTATTAGATTACATTGATGCAAAATTAACACGAATTAACCCGGGTTGGAAAATTCAAATAATTTGTTTTGTGCTAATCACGATCTTCTGGCCTTTTTACTTGGTACTGTCGATTCTTGTACTGATCTATCAATTAATTAAAAAGGTGTTCTGATGAAATGGATCTCTTGGTATCAACCAACCGATGATTATCGTCCGATCAATTACCCGCCTACTGAAAAGATTCTCGCGTGGTGGTGTACAGGACATGTTGAAAAAGGTGCAACGCTTGTTGCTTTGGTCGATGTTGATGATCAAAAACAGGCAGAACACCATGTTAAATTAAACTGGCCTGAAGCGGAAAACTGGCGTTTCTGTGACGATAAAGAAACAAAAGTATTCGGTAGTCGCTTTCCTGTTCAGGATTGGATGATTGAACGTGGCTGTTCTAACCGTGAGGTGAAAGTATGACTATCCGACTGATAAATCCAACCGTTGCCCGTGATATTAAACCGGGTGACAAGATTGAAGTGTTTAACGATTGGTATTGGGTACGCTATATCAATTACCACGGGGCAACACTTACCATTCGCTTACAACCGGAAGAGGAACCGCTGTCACCATTTTGCGAAAACGACCGCGTTGTGGTGACAGTACCAGAAGATTTAATAATTGATGTCGAGGTGCGTTAAATGACTGTATATGAAATGGAAGGTTTTCTTCGTGGTAAATGTATTCCGGGCGACCTGAAAGTTAACGAAACAAACGCTGAATATCTGGCGCGTAAATTTGCTGAACTTGAATCAAAACTAGAAACGGCGTTGCGGGAGTGTCGTTCTGCTGGAATCACGATTGATAACCTTGAGGCCAAGTGCGCGGCTCTGGCGGCGGAGAATGCAAAGCTGAAAGAATCTGAGCGTGAGTTCGATAAGATGTGCGCAGAAGAATTTGGACCCGACTGGGTTAGTGAGCTCACTGAAACTCCAGCCACCGACTCTTTCCTGGCTGAAGTACGGGCCAGCGAACTTGATAGTTTAGCTGGTGTGGCTGAAACAATGTTGGTCAAATTCTCCAATCAGTCGTGCTCATCTGATATGCACGATGTTGTGGGATGGAAGATGGTTCTCCAGCAGGCCAATAATCGCGCCATACAGCTTCGTAAAAGGTGTGTTCGTGTATGAGTATTCGACTAACAGGTTCCCTCGTAACGGTTTGAAATGGTCCGCACGAGATCTGGCGTTATTAAAAATTAATGCAGGAAAGATCAGTGCGGACGAAATAGCGTATTACCTTCGCCGGGACGTTGAAGCGGTGCACATTAAAGCGTCACGTCTCGGTATATCACTGGTAACCAATAAATGTAAACGTGGTCATGCGCGAGTTTATCAAAAAGGTAGATGGCGCTGTCCTGAGTGTAGAAAATTAAAAGGGTATTGAATATGAGCACTAAACTTCAACTTGGTTTTTCACCACTATCAAAAACTATGATGACACCTGAACAATTCGCAACAGCAGCACACGGTGATCAACTTCGTAAGTACACCAACGACCCATATGTGAACCACTGCCGGAACGTTGCTGAACTGGTTAAACGCTATGGTGGTACGCCGGATATGGTTACCGCTGCCTGGCTGCATGACGTCGTTGAAGATACGCCCGTGACCGTGGGTGATGTGTGTTCGCAGTTCGGTGAGACTGTGGCACGTTATGTTGATCAGCTTACTGATGTGAGTCGTCCACACCACGGCAACCGTGTTAAGCGTAAAGCACGGGATATCGACCATTTATCACGGGCTGAACCTGTGGTGAAAACTATAAAACTGTGTGATCTGCTGGATAACACCTCTTCAATTGTCCGACACGATCCGAAGTTTGCTGTAACATACCTGGCTGAAAAACAACTCATGCTTGCTCACCTGTCAGACGCCAGTAATCAGGAGTTATACGCGCTTGTTGAGCGTGAATTGTTTAAAGCCAAATACAAACTAACGAACGTCCAGTTAACCGCGTTTGACAAACACTACGACGCACTGGTTAAAGCGATGGGAGATCTGTGATTATGAAAGAAATAGAACAACTGGTTAAACGTTTACGTGCTGCTGGTCATCAAATTACTGTTGAAAATAACTGGATAGTGGTTAATCCACCATGTTCTTTATCTGATACGCTTTTAATTCAGAAATTGAATAAAGGTGAAAAACTGGCTAAGTATATTAAGGAAAACCCGTAATGAAACTAAAATGTGCCGGGTACTGGTTCGCCGTAAGCTGGAACAGTTACAGTAAGTGGGGTTATTTCAAACTGTGGTATGACGGGCCGTACCGCGCATTCTGGATCGGTCGTCTTTGTTTCGAATGGTGGTGGCGATGAGTGTAGATAACTTACTGTGTAAACTACGCGCGGACCTGATTAATAAAAGGTTTTGTCGTGATGTAAATAAACCACAGGTATTTGTAAAAGTGCTCAACGTCTACAGAGCAGGTCGTGGTTTTAAGGTTATGTTCAGATACGGTGATGACGGTCCTGTCGTATATTGTGGTTACACCAATTTTTTGAAACGTTACCCGGAGGAACTAACACATGAATAAAGTATCGCCTGCAGAAATACGCAAATGTCTTGAAATGGCAAACAGTCTTGCACATGCCGGGATTAGATTTGTCCCTGTACCGGTAACCAGTGATGATGAATTTAACTCGCTGGTTTCTCATTCTTACGGGATACTGGACAAAATAGTAGACGATTTTGATACGACTAACCGCCAGTTCGAAAGCCTGGCTAATCATTAGTGCGCTCTATGTGGCGCACGTTTTCCGGGAGGTGTACGGATGAAGAATCATGACGCAACAAAATTCGATCAAGCACTTTTGATTAATAAATTCTATGAACGTTATCCGCTTTCTGAATTTAAAAATGATTCCGAAAGAGCAGACGCACTAGGTTATTTCATGGCAGGTGCTGAATTACAACGATTGGGTCATTTTATCGAATACAATGACAAGGATGATAGCGACGAATACTAACAAAAAAGCGGGGCTAACTACCCCGCTATCTTTATTGACCCATCATATCTTTATACATCATCAAAACAACATCGTCCGGCATATTATCTACATCGCAATGCGGGTTGTGTGATAACGCATACAGTCTGATTTTCTCCTTCAAATCGCTGACATCGACTACAGGTGCTTCCACTCGTGCTACAGGTGCTTCCACTCGTGCTACAGGTGCTTCCACTCGTGCTACAGGTGCTTCCACTCGTGCTACAGGTGCTTCACAAACCATCACGTTAAACGGTGTTCCGGTGCCTTCGTATTTTTCAAGCAAATCGACCATCACGTTTACACATTCTGGGATCCAGCCCCGGCGCAAACCATTCTGAATCCAACTGTCAGTAACGGTGTGTTCGTTTAAATTCCTGCGTAACACGTATCTTGCACATTCAAAATTACCGCACATCGCCTCAAACCGTGCCCACACGTCGTGACCGTGAACAGCTTCCAGGATCTGTGAATCAACGTATCTGACACGTTGCCAGTAGTTATTAGCAAAACGCCTGTATGGTAATTTCTGACGCAGTTCGGTAACCGGTATTGTGTGTTTAAGAACAATGTTTTCGTCAGAATGTTGTACTGGCGAAGGTGACAGTGTGAAGTCAGTAATCTCTTCAAGAATAATACTGATCGTTTCATATTTAGGATGAAACCTACCGCTTAACCATTGGTTGTAACGACCAATGGTTACCTTAACACCTCGACGATTAAGGTATTCAACAGCATTTTGTACCCCGCCTTTTAAATCTATCAATTCGTCTAAAAGGTTCTTTTTCATTATCACACCCTTCTTATTTAACCACGGGTAAATCATAACGTGCTTTAGCAGCTAGTGCAAGATGCACGTTGTGTATTAGCTGTTAGTGCACGTTGTGTATCTATGTTGGTACAGCTAATGCACGTTGTGAATTATATAGTGCATATTGTGCATTAAAGTTATATTTAACATAGATTTCGTCATGTTTACTTTTTAACCAACCCTTCCCTATCTTATTCTTTTTATTATCTTTTCATAGATAACATAGAAAACATAGATATAAAAAAGAAGTAGTATAGAAAGATAGAGATAGTGCATATAGTGTATTAGCTGTAAATAGAGCTAAAATAAAAGTCTGGGAGATACCTATTGTAATCTATGTTTTTATGCAAGTCTTTGAAATTATTGTGATTATGGATTGCGTATTTATGTATATAGTCGAAAATTAGTGCATGTTGTGCACTAACTGTAAAATTAATACTAACATTGTATTAGCTGTAAAACAGGGCGTGTGGACAACCCGTGGGTATCTGTGGGAAACTAATTTAAAATTTATGGGAGACAAATTTATGAAAATTTCAGACCGGGCTAAAAGGGCTGCTCTGGAGTTAACAACTGATCAACTCCGTTTCGCTAACCTGTGGTTAGATCGTGTCAATAACGGCTTCAGCAACGCTCAGTGCGTCTTACACGCTTATCCGGGGCATAAAGACCCTGACGCAGCTAAAGTCACTGCACACCGCCTCCTGTCGAATACGAAGGTGTTGAACTATCTGGACGCGATGGGAAGTCATGCGCTTGAGTCTGTCGGGGAATCGTTAACGAGTCGTGTCGAGTGGTGGAAACGAGCGGCAAGCACGGCTGAAGAATTACTGGAACCGTATTGTCAACGCGTTATCGTCCCTGGTGAAGACGACACAGAAGCGAAACACCTGTGGGTGAACAGTACCGACGATATCCCCAGCCATCTGCAACAGTACGTAGTTTGCTACAAACGTTACATGCTGGGCGGATACATTCTGGTGACGCGTGAACTGTTCGACCCGAAAACTCGTGCAAAAGCGTCTGAACAACTGGATAAGATCACCGGTAACAGTATCGACCGGGTGGAATTGTCTGGTGTGGTTGGTAACGTGGTTCAGAGTGTTCCTGAAGGTGCAACCATCGACGATATCGCGCAACTGTATCAGAATGCGCTTAAATAGGCGGTTATTCCGGCTTAAATCGTGCCGGAAACCGTTTGCTTTTTCGATAAACAGGGTTGAGTAGTGCAAGTGTACTGCTGAAGGTGTTAAAGCCCCTTACGGGGCGTTTTAGAGCTTATCACGTAAAATCGCTATTTCGCTCATTGCTGAAAACATGTTTGATTTCATGCGATCAGATTTTTCGATACGACATTTATCGTTGATTATAGAAATGGCGATATTGAAAGCCTCAATTTTCGCTTCTTTTATCGCTTGTTTACGGGGTTTTTGTTTTACCTTCGGTATTTCACGAAGGCATTTTGGAATATAATTCATTAACGACCGTACCCTGTTGCTTCATCAAATTCGTTACTGGACATATAAGAACCTTCAACCAAACCAAACATTTTTGCTTCGATTGGTTTTACACGATAAGCGAAAATTACACCGACCTGAAAAGCACATTCACCATATTCAGCTACGATATATTTTTCACACTCTGCTTTAGTTTCGAAGTTTTTCATTTTCCAGTTCCTAACTTGTCTGTTTCAATGAGATAATTATAGGGTAAAACAGTGTAATCCGTCAAGAATTATTTTAAACGTCTCTGCAAAATTCTTTGTCGTGCTTCGTTAACCGGATCGGTACATAGTGTCAAAGCCAATAACAATATGTGACGTTCTGATAGTTCATCTGGTGTCATAAAATCAATCACACACCAACCACCAGGAATATCACGGCAATTGTTATAACGTTCAGTAGCTGAATCACTAATTTCATTCAGTCGTTGTTCAACGTAAAAACGCCCCATTTTTTCAAATAGGGCGACGGCTTGTTTTTCAGATTCCAGCAGCATTCAATAAACCTTCAACCATTAGATCCATTTCAGCGCTGGCGATAACTGCGGAAAGTGACGGGTGGTTTTTGTGAGCGATGATAACAGCATCTTCCAGAGAACAGTTGTAGTTTTCCATCCAGGTTTTCAGCACTTTTTTCATCTTAGATTTAGTCATTTTCCAGTTCCTCACATTTTGTTGTCTATGTGAGTAATTTACACTTCCCTGTGTAATCCGTCAAGAATTATTTTAAACTTTGTTTCAGTAACTTGTACGTTTCGCCTCCCCACCCAAAGCAGTGATAAGTTGTTTGATCAGCGCCTGAAGTTCACCTGTCATTAGTACAAAATCAGCGTCGAACCGGGCTAACATATCTTCACGTTCAATATCGTCATTCTGTAACACCAGTTCATCGCAGAACTTCACACGGTTTAATGTCATACTGTCAGTTAGCGTAAACGTTACCCGCTGCTGCCAGTCCAACGCCAGTTTTGTAACAACTTTCCCGGCTTCAATATGCGTGGCTATTTCGTCACTGGTTAAATCCTGTTTTTTAACGCGTGCAACACCACCGTCAGTCAGGATCGCTTTCAGTTCAGCAGCGTCACCCATTGTAAAACCTGCTGGTGCGTTTCCTGAACGTACCCACTCCGTTGCTGTCAGTTCAACAGGGTTTTCCATCGTCAGCGGGACGACTGGCAGACTACCCAGGGATTTACGCAACAGTGCTAATGCATCTTCAGCCCGTTTAGCACTGGACGCATCAACCACGATCAACCCGCTAGTGATATCAATCCACAACTGTGTACGACTGTTTTTAACGAATGCTCGTGGTAACAGACTGTGCAATACTTCATCTTTCAGGCTATCTTTCTCTGTTTTCTTCAGTTTACGCGCCTGTTCAGCTTCCAGTTTGGCGATTCGCGCGTTCAGATGCTGTTTAATGACCGGACCCGGAATAATCTTTTCCTGTTTCTGGATGGTCAGCAAATATTGCCCGTTAGCCTGGTGAACCAGTGTATGATGTTGTTCAGTTGCCGGAACCCAACCAGTACGTGCCATATCCTGTGAACCGCACGGATTGAATTGAAACGCACACAGACTGTCTTCCAGTGTTGGTAACTGGGCCATTAATACCATAGGATTAGTCAGACGATAAACGATTGCGTTTTTAAAGAAGTTCATAGTTCAATGTCCTGTGGTTTGATAGTAACTTTTCCGTCAAGAACAACAGTGTTTACACCACTTAGTTTTTGTTCTTCGTATAAATCAAGTTCAACATTAATTCCGACGATTGAGGCTTCGTGTATCGTACAGTTTAACTGTTTAATGAGGTCTGAAATTCTACGCTGATAATCTTGTGCTTCTGATAGTTTCATTTCCTGTTCCTTCTTTTCTTCGCGTCGCGCCGGGCTTTTGCAATACCTGTTTTACGATGTGGTTGTTTACGATCAGTAATAATTCCTTGTGGTGGAACACCCCACAACGTGTTAGCGGAACCTAATAATTTAATCATGTAATCTAAGATCATACGTTCACCACTTTTAAATCAGGTGTCAGGCTACGATGGTCATGATGACCGTTCATAGTAAATGAGAAAGTGTAATTGCACTGTTCACCGTTGAACGTGAAGGGGATTTGAAACCCTGTATCGTCAGTGATGCGAACTTTAACCGGGTATTCAGCTTGCAGATCGACCGCTACAACAGTGCCGAACGGTTGAGATTTGCGACGTGCGAGAATTTCTAACAGTCGTGGACTGGTGATTTCTACGTGTTGACCAGTTTTAAACATGGTGATAACTCCAGTTGTTTTACACAAACTGAAGTCTATCTGATGATGTGTAAACCGTCAAGAATTATTTTAAACTGTCCGTCACTGTCTGCGGCGTAACAAATACCGTGACTGTAGATTGTCGCAGTTCGTGTAATTCGTTGATAGTCTGAGCATTGGTTACGAACACGAAGGTCATACCCGGACTGTATGATCAGCCAGGTTGCAATGATGGCGAGTAATTTTAAAACGTATCTGAACATGTTCCACACTCCTGTTTGATAGTTTCAGGGTAGTGTGGAACTGGTGAAGATGGTATAGGATTTACGATAATTTAACAGGGGTTTCGGCTGGTACGTTGTTAACGACTGACTTTTCACCTTTCCCAACTAAGTTCGCATTACCAGTACAACAATCAACACCATTAACATTACTCCAACTATCATACCGACTACAAATGCACTAACTAAACCAAGCAAACTCATTTCAATGTCTCCACATGTAACTGTTCCCGACTGGCTTTCCATCCTTCCCACATTGCGCTCATGGTGATAAACCAGACACTACCTGAACTGGCTTTCTTGTTCTCCCAGAACCAGTCGATGAACTCTATCGACATTCCATGTTGTTTTGCAATTTCGTAACGGTCATCCACTTTTTTAACCCTCCACCCGTATTTAGCACGATTCATAGCGGTCCGTTCATCATTTGTGGTGAACAGTACGCGCCCGGATTTATGACAAATGTTCCACATTATAATTACCACCTGAATAGCGATGTTTATCACACAACTTACAACGGTGTTCCTGAGTGGCGTAATTACGTTCATCACCGTGGATAGTACGATATAAATACCATTCGTGTTTGCAGAATAATCGTTTGAGAAATATCTTCATAGTTCAATCACCTTTTTAACGCATCACGACAATCACACAATAGACGAACATATGTTAATTTACGTTCATCTAACAACGCCGCCATGTTGTTGGCCTCATTTGCGAGGAATTCTAGCGCGTCTTTTTCAGAACAAAAACAGTGATAAGAGTTTTTGAGTAATACACGACCTTTATCGCTGTAACGACATTTAACACGCCAACCTTTTGGTGTTTTATTTATAATCTCATATTGTTCAATATAATGATGGACATCAAGAGCTTTATATTTATCACTACAAGTAGGTTTGCGGATAAACCACATGTTTTGATTATCAGATACATTCATTATTTGACTCCATGACCTGGTGCAAAACAAACTGTATTGTTTTCTTTGAAAACCCAACCAGCTTTTTTAGCCTGTTTCAGACAATCACGAAAGTTTTTACCACCGATTAGACTAATAACTTCAACCGGTTCATCAGTGTTGTTAGTCTGAATGATGAAACGTTTAAAACCTTCCTGACATGCGCCAAAATTTTTCAGTTCTTGTTTAGTGATTTTCATTCTGTATAATCCTCTTGTTTTCTTGAATGTATGTTTCAATAATATTCGGTTTTATATAATCATGTTAATCTTTTACTTCTTCGTATTTCACACCCCAGAAATTTACAACCCATGATAATTTTTCGTATTTCAGGAGTGAATTAGACCACAATAGTTTATGACCACTGATACTATCTAAAACTTCTGTAACTTCACCAATTTTAACGAAAGTACAGTTTGATTTTGTAATTTTAACTTTCATCTTCTTTAAACCCTCTGTTCATTTACCGACTGATTTTAGACCCAACATATATACCTGCGAACACGGTTAAAGCACCCGTGATAAAGCCTATTACAAACGTATATTCTTCCACGATTCACTACCCCTGTTCATTTGATAACTAAAGCATAACCGCAAGCCTGTAATCTGTCAAGAATTATTTTAAACCTCTGTTACCACCTGTCACCCGTGGTAAACTGTACAGAACAGTTACAAACGGACCGATAATCATGAATAAGTTTACTGGAAATATTCATAATTACCCGCGTTGGCGGGATGCTTACGCAAACGACGAACGTATCTGGCGAAAAGGTCAGCCACGACCAGATTACAAACAGTGTTATATTGACCGTATTAACCTGTTAAATCGTATGCGCACGGATCGGGCAATTGTCCCGGTACTGAAAAAGTATTACGAAACAAACCCTGTAGCGTTCATTCTCGACTGGGCGTTTACTTATGACCCGCGTAACGTTGGTACTGAATACCCACCCAACATGCCTTTCTGCCTGTTCGAACGTCAGATTGATATGGTTCAGTTTGTTTACGAAGCGCTTGAAGACAAAGAAAAAGGGCTTTGGGAAAAATCGCGAGACTATGGCGCGACCTGGGTAGCCTGTGGTTTGTCTGTGTGGGCGTGGCTGTATCGTCCCGGTTCTTCAGTTGGCTGGGGATCACGTAAAGAACAGCTTGTCGATAAACTGGGTGACCCGGATAGTATTTTTGAAAAGATTCGCCAGATTATCCGCGCATTACCACCGGAATTACGTCCTGTTGGCCTGCGTGAAAAAGACCATCTGGTTTATATGAAATGTATCAATCCTGAAAACGGTGCAACAATTACTGGCGAAGCTGGCGATAACATCGGTCGTGGTGGTCGTAAGTCTGTCTATTTCTTGGATGAAGCGGCACACGTAGATCGTCCTGAGCTGATCGAAGCGTCGTTGTCAGCTAACACCAACGTTCGTATCGACATCAGTTCAGTTAATGGCGTTGGTAACGTTTTTTATCGCAATCGTAAAGCTGGTCTGGAGTGGGAACCGGGCAAGAAATTACCTCGTGGTAAATTGCGTGTCATGGTTCTGGACTGGCGCGATCACCCGGCTAAAGATGACGAATGGTATAAGCGAGAAAAACAATCATTCGCTGAAAAAGGTTTACAGCATATTTTCGCACAGGAAGTTGACCGCGATTATGCCGCTGCTGTTCAGGGTGTACTGATTAAAGCTGAATGGGTACGCGCTGCTTTTGATGCGTTCCGTGACACAGAATGGCGCAAAGCTAATGGACTACTTACACCAACAGGTCAACGTATCGCCGGACAGGATGCCGCAGACGGTGGTGAAGACGCAAGCGCACTGGTAATTGCTCACGGGGTATTCCTGACACATTTGCAACTTGACAACAGGGGCGCTGAACTGGCTGCACCAGGGATGCTGACGATGGCTAATATGCTGGGTGTTGATGAATACTGGTACGAAGTTAACGGTGTTGGTACAGGCGTTAAAGTAGCGGCAAATGACCGTAAAGATACTTTACGCTTCCGTGTGCGCCCGTGGTTACCGAATGGAAAAGTTGTGGATCCGGGTGGTGATATTATCGGTGGTACGAAACCTGGTGACAAAGACCGTAAATCAAACAAAGATTATTTCTCAAATTATAAAGCACAGGCTTCGTGGGCATTACGTTTGCGTTGCCAGCGAATTTATAAATGGTATGTGGAAGGTCAACCACAGGATCCGGACGAAATCATTCTGATTGATCCATCACTGGAAAATGCACAACGGTTAGAAGCTGAGTTAAGTCAGCCAACGTATACCAGTAACGGTGCCGGGAAGATTGTGATCGACAAGAAACCAAACGGAAGTAAGTCACCAAACTTTTTCGATGCTGCGGTTATTGCACTATCACCAAAACGCACTGAATTCGTTGAAGAACCATTTACTGGTGGTGTGAATCCTGTTGGTACTCCTGAATACGGTGACATTTTTTAAAACAGTGTGGCGGGATTATTCCCGCCCGTTTTTATAGGGTTTACCAGTCCGTTCATAGTACCATTACAGTTTTCCGCGTTCACGTTTTACTGATTGACTTTGCCCCGGACAGTTCCGGGGCTTTTTTCAACGTCTGAAAGATGAAAGAACAGCGAGACTAACAGAACCTAAACCGAATATGACGGCGTATGTTAGCTGATGTTGGAGTTTCACAAAACCGTAATAATCGCTTTGTAATTCCACAATATCAAAAGCAATTGAAAAACTAGTTACCAGCAACATGATTGAAAGAACACGAATCAGAGCAACTGCTAACCCTATCACCCCTTGTTCTTTTTTCTCAGTTGTAATAACGACAACAATCATTAACAGAAGTGAAAAAGCAATGTACATGTATTCCATAATGATTAGTCCCGATAAACTTCAGCACACCCATAAATTTTACCAGGGTTGTAAACCTGTTCAGCTTGTAATGCACCCTGACACTGTTCGAACGTCATAATGCGTTCTGTCACAGGTTCAATAGCCACACCATGCAGAACAAGTACCAGTACATAACCAATTAACATTTTCTTAGAGTCTCCCGCCAGTTCAGTCCGTGTAGGTTTACTTTACATATATGAATAAACGGAATATCAGGATCATACCATGAGCTACCGCTAATGTATGGGTCGTGTTCCCACGCATAAACTTCACCATCAGCATCAGTAGTAATAATTGTATAGTTTTCTGGTATACTTACTGACAATCCAAAATACATTACAGTTTTACAAAGACCCATTTCAATCAGTGTCATTTTACAATCTGGCGCTTCTTCGTGGATATCCCACGATTTACCACAGTGTGAACACTGATATTCATCATTACAGCGAATAGCGTTTACATGATTCATGATTATTCTTCCTCAGTTACGGATGATACCGTTGACGGAATGTGAATTAGTACATGACTTTGTAGTAATATTTCCATTAACTGTTTTGATATTACCGCTATCCCCAGTAACAGAAACATTACCGTTAACCGTTTTGATATCTCCACTGTTTCCTGAAATGTTAACTTCACCGTTAGTCGTTTCAATGGATTCAACATCACCATAAACACTGATAGATATGTTACCAACCAGATTACCATCAACCTGTATGCCATCAACAATTACTTTATCACCGTTAATTTCAAATTTACGTCCTGTAAATTCCCTACCGTCAATTATTACTTTACCGTTTCCCATATTTATTTTCATTTTAGTGTCTCCGGTACAAACCACATTGACGCGAGATACGCACACCCGGCAATTTTATGTTCGTGTTTAGGTTCGAAACTACCCAGGATCACTTTGATATGCGCGTGGGCCTGTTTAAAGTTCACACCGTTAACAGCAACTGCGTATTCTTTCAGACCATTGAAAAACCATTTGCTGACCCACTGATTCCACGGGTTAGAATTTTCGAAAAATTCTTTCGGAATACTACCCATCGCCGGGAGAAATTCAGCAATGTTTTTAGGTCCAAAAGCAATATCCAGTTGTGTAATATTTTCATTCGGTTTCATAGTTATCACCCTTCGTTCATTTGATGACTAAAGCATAATCGTACGTTTGCAATACGTCAAGAATTATTTTAACACCGTGCAAAAAAACCATCACTGATATAACATACGTTAAGAACCGTAAACCGTATGGAGCCTGTAGAACATGGCTGATCAACAATTCGAACAACTAGCCGTTGCCGGGTACAGTCGAACAGGCAACCAGGTAAACGACGATTTCCTTCCTAAGCTGAACGGTAAACAAGGCCGTCGTATTCTGCGTCAGATGGCTGAGAACGACGAAACTATTGGCGGTGTGTTATTCGCTATGAGTAGCGTTTATCGTTCTGTACAGTGGATTTTTGACCCGTCTGACAAAGATGATCCAGAAGCTATTCGTTATTCAGAATGGTTACAGGATGCTATTGAAAATAAAATGGGTGATCCGCGTGGTGCACTCCCGGATGATACCTGGTCCGCGTTCGTTCAGACATGGACAGACGTTGATGTATTCGGCTGGGGTTGGTATGACATCTGGGTCAAAGACCTTGATGACGGCACTGTGGGTATTGCCCGTCTGGTTCCTGTAGCACCTGAAACGCTTGCTGGCTGGGATATTGAAGAGCCGACAGGTTATGTTCGTGGTATTTATCAACGTTCACCTAACCAGGGTACAACGACGTTAATCACGCGTGACCGTTCGCTTCATTTGATTTCAAGTCCGAATAAAGGTAACCCGGAAGGTTTATCACTGCTGCGCACAGCTTATCGTCCGTGGTACTACAAAAAAGTGAATATGGAAATCGAATCCATACTTGCCGAACGTGGTACAGGGTTCCCGGTAATTACTGTTAACGCAGATATTAAGAAAGCGGCTAATGACCCCAACGTTCCTGAACAACAACGTCAGGCAGCACAGGCGATGATTGATAACTATGAAAATATCGTCGCCAATATCAAACGCAATGAACAATCAGGGCTGGTGATTTATTCTAAACCGTATATCACGGGTTATGATAACGAAACAGGTGTTACCACGTATGGTGGTGAACAACAGGTGAAACTGGAATTCGTTACACCTAACCAGACCAGTTCTGTGGATATTGACCGGACGATTAAACGTCTGGATACCAGTATTGCCCGCGCGTTACTGGCAGATTTCATGTTTTTCGGAACGGGTGGTAATACCGGGAATAACGCTAACCTGGGTAGTCGTACTGAATTATGGATCCGCGCAATGCAATCACGTATTGATAGTATTGTAGAATGTGTTAATCGTCAGTTGATACCGCAGTTATGGTCGTTAAACGCATTTCCTGATGAATACCGCCCGTCGATTCGCGCCGGGTCGATCAGTAAAGACAGTATTGAAACATTGACTACGGCACTTGCTCGTTTAGCACAAGCTGGCGCACCTGTATTCCCGGATCCAGACCTTCAGGAATACGTATATAAAGAGGCGGGTCTACCTATTACGGGGATTGATAAAGCTGGGGACGGATTACCGTCTATTGACGACTGAATGAAAAAGGGACCGTTCCTGGTCCCTTAATTTTACTTAGTTTCAGGCTGCACGATTGACAGTAATTTACTCGCTTCATCAATCGCAGTCTGAATACGAGTCTGTAACGGATAACTGTTGTTGATCGCACGTTCCAGCGTTTTATCAAGCAATTGCAGTTTGACTTCATCATCGCCAGTGAACGCGTACATGTCAGCGACAACTTCCTTAAACTGTGATGCTTGCTCAACAATAGTCGTGGTTACAATGTATTTCCAGACTTTGTTAAGTAGTTTAAATTTCACTTCATTGTCAGCAACTGCATCAACCAGAATTTCAGCAGCAGTCTTGTCATATTTAACAAGCTCAAGAATTTCAAAACGCATTTAAGTCTTCTCCTGTCAGTTAACATACTTCGAGATCAGTTTATCACAGTCCTCGCGACAGGTAGCATACTTAAACAGGTCACTTGCTGCTTCTGCCCGGTAGTCAGTATCAATAGTGTAATGTTCATTGACATAGTTATAGGCTGCAAGGTAATTGCTGAACATCCCCGTGGTTACCACTTTCGGTTGTCCCCTTACGACCTTACCGTTAAACAGATATGCTATTAGCAAAATCAGACCACCGATCACAGGACTTGTGAGAAATGCGATAAAGAACCATACACCAGGGTTACGACCTGTTTGTTTGGCAACACCCGCGACAACCAGAGAGAAAAGAATCCATAAAATAGTGAATGACATGATTATGTCCTCCTTTGTTTTGATGTTTGTAGGTTACACGTCCTTGTGTAATCCGTCGAGAATTATTTTAAATTGTCGTAGACAGTCGGTAAACCCATTGCGGCCTGTACAGACCGTTTTTCGTATTCCTCCCGAAGTTTCTGAAGTCGTTCAATACCGATGTCACAACCACGCATAATATCAACGCACAGGTCGTTGTAGGTCGCTTCAGATTGCTTGCTGTGTGGGTAATCAACACAGGACGGATCTGCAATAATGACTTTCGGCAGATACGCGACAGTATCGCCCATTGCGTTTTTAAATATCGTCATGGTTAGCACCTGTGATTATGTTCCTGACCTGGTTCAACTATACGCCCACATGTACTGCAGAAATATTGCCATTTAAAACTGGGCATTGCTGACAATTTACGATAACCAGCATCATAAAGTTGCTCTATCGCGTGAATAACAGATGTATTGTTATAGTTAGTAACCGAATTTCTCATTTCATCAATAGCCTTTTCACGTTCATTCGGAATAGGTCTGAAGTTTTCCGCGTTACCTACAATAAATGATTGTGTACCGTCATCAGGCTTTAACCATGTATCATCACCATGATGACCTAATACCGTCACCTTTACCCAATCGTGATCAACGCTTGCTAACCACTCGCATACTGTACCGACAGGTGGTAAACCTTCACCATCCCATTGTTGTTTTTCATTCACACAGTCAGGACAAATACCATGTTTTTGATCACTGTTATCACGCATGTGTTTTTCACAAAAACTTTTCATAAATACGATCCCACAATTGCAGCACAGTTGACGATCGCTAAACGCGTTGCTTTTTCACGGTCTTCTCCGTGGCTAACTGGTTGCTTATAACTAACGCCAGTGTCAGGGTTATTAACCGTCACTTCGTTGTCACGAACATCCAGATCCATGTACATGTTAACCATCAGACTGAAAGCATCCTCATTACGTGTAAGAGGGTTCCACAGGCGACCATTACCTATATCAATACCTTCGTTTATGTAATGTTCGTCGTACGCGACGTAATATTTACCCTGGATTTCAGCAGCCCGTGCTGCGTTGACTAATAAATCACGATTGTTCATCACGCCCGTCCTGTTGATCCAAACCCGCCATTACGCTGACTATCAATATCTGGTAATTCTTCCACTTCAACCAGGTTAACAGGTTCGACACGTTCAACCATGAGCTGACAAACGCGTTCACCGTCTGCGATAGTCTGTAATTTCTGCCCGTGGTTAGTCAGCGTAACGTAGTATTCTTCTTTGTAATCACGATCACCGATACCCACACAGTTGATCAGTGACAGCCCGTGTTTAAGACTCATGCCGGAACGTGGATATAATTTAATGCAATATCCGCTATCAACTGACATTTTCAGACCAGTGGGGATCATAGCGCGGTCGCCGGGCCATAATGCGATTGTTCCTGCAACAACCGGACGTTCCACTTTAGCGCCTGATTCTGTGAATATGGTTACCGATTCTTCCCACAGGCAAGCACGAACGTCTAACCCGGCGCTGTCTGGTGTTACACGTGTCGGAAGTTCAGCGTGGGATGTTAGTTTTTTGATATACAGGTTAGTCATTGTTTGATTCCTCTTGTTTTGCGGGTAAATGAAAAACAATTTCAAGTTTACCAGTTTGACCTAAAATATCGTTATTCTTACGGACACGAATTGGTAAAAGTTCACCACTATCAATCAGATCCGCGATTTTTCGCAATTGTTTAGCAACATCTTCATTAGTCATTGTTTGATTCCTCAGTGTGTTTCGTTCGTGACAAATGTTAGTGTGACCGCTTGCAATGTGTCAAGAATTATTTTAAACTTCTGTCAACGTTAACCAATGAGGAATAAATGATGTTTGAACATCCGTGGAACATACCTGCATATGATGCTGAAAGTGAAAAACAATCACTTAACTATCGAATGAAAACACAACAAGTAGACTGGAGTGAAGCGCCAGACTGGGCTACATGTGTTGTTCTTAATAAGACAACAAACACTTTTGCATGGTCTGACGGTTCAATGTACGCACCAATTTTAAGAAATCCGCCACAAATTATCGACAATGCTGATGACTTTGAAATCTTTGAAAAACGCCCTTGTGGTCCAGCAACATCTGTCAAAACAAAACTGTTAATGACACCGAAAGCCCGTGGTAATACTTACGAAGAATTCATTGCGACCGGGTGGAATGACGACCAGTTAGTCGAACATGGTTATGCTATTCGTATTACAGACAAACGTTCCTGGTCACCAATGACCGTCGGAACTGAAACAATTACACCACTTTCAAATTGTCGCTGTACATTCACACCTGTCCAACAACCATCAACAGCGTCTGACTTACTGAAACAGGCTGAACAGCTACTGACAGAACGTGGTAAGCAGTATGACACGTCTGGTCAGGAACGTTCGTCAGCTAAAATCGTTGCTGCGTTTAACACAATTACCGGGCGCGACTTAACACCGGGTGAAGGGTGGTTATTCCTGATGCTGTTAAAAGCGGTTCGTTTCTATTCCAACACTGAAACACCACATCGTGACAGTCTGGAAGACCTGATCAGCTATGCTGCATTACACGCAGAGGAATATCTTAACGATGAACGGTGAACAGGCATTCGACCTTCTGGTCAAGTACGATATTATTGTTATTCACTGTGACCGTGAACAAATCGTTTTCACAGACGATCTTCGTTATGAAGAACCTTATGACGGTGATAAACGGTCTGCCACGATTCGGTTAATCGAACGTGTGGCACATGACAGAGGGGAACTATTATAATGGTTCAAACTATTTCTGAATTACTACCCACCGTTTATGGCAACGTGACAGAACTTGCCAGGCGGATTGGGTGTAATAAAGCGACAGTTTATAAATATATGGATGACACCAACGGTGAATTTCACGCGGTAGTGAATGGTAAGTTGATGGTCAGACCCGGTTTTAAAGGACGTTATACTCGTGACAAAAGATGAAAAATTATTACGTGAACTTGAAATAGACTACGAACGAGCGCAAAAAGCGTTACAGTTTCTGGAAGAACAGATCCGCGAAGTTAAGAACCGCATTCAGGGAACTGAAAAACGTAATCTTCCACGCCCGTAACACATGATATAATCGGCCTCAGTGTGTTAACTGAGGCTTTTTTATGGCTACTAAAGACCCATACCCGGATATTTCAGACAAGTATGACGCTCGCATTCGCGAAGCACTTGATGTCGTGTGGGAAAACGTGCGTCGTAGTGAGTCGTTAGCTAACCTGGAATACATCATTGAAACTCAGGGTGTTGCCGGATTACTTCCCATTCTTGAAACACTCCCTGATGAACTTAGTGCACAGTTGCGCCCGGTTATTGAAGATGCTATCGCCGAATCAGGTCGTGTAGTCGTTCAGGTTTTACCGAAAGCGGCTGTGACAGGTCCGGTTGTGTTCAGTCTGGTCACCCCACAGGTCAGTACATACATCAACAACTATGTCGGACAACTGATCCGTGAAGTCAGTGACGAAACAGTCAAAGCTGTTCAGATTGCAGTTAATCAGGGTGTGGTAACCGGACGAAATCCGCGTCAGATAGCCCGTGATTTTCGATCATCAATAGGGTTAACCACACGGCAGGAAATGACGGTTCAACGTCTGCGGTCAGCACTGGAAAAAGGTGAAGCAGGTTATGTGAACAGTCTGACCACTGTTACAGACAGTGCGAAGAACGCTGTAAGTGCCGGGAAACTATCACAGGCGAAGATTGACCAGATAATCGAACAGACACGCTTGCGTTACGTAAAACAGCGTACAGAGACAATAGCGCGTACTGAATCACTTCGTGCTGTATCCGTTGGTCAGGACCAGGCTATTCGTCAGGGTCAGGTTACGGGGTCGATCAGTAATGAATTATTAAAACGTTGGTTGTACAGGAAGGATGGTCGGACACGTGACGCGCATATTTCCACAGGTGAAACGAATGGCTGGATACCAATGGACAGACCGTTTTCAACGCCGTTAGGACCACTTATGTTTCCTCGTGATCCTAACGGTAGTGCCGCGAACGTGATTAATTGTCGTTGCCGGGTTGCTTATTCTCTCCCTCAAGATATAAATGTTATCCCGTGATTATACGTATTAGAGTGGTTATATTTGGATTCCATTTTAACCACTCAGTACAACCATCGAACCCAGTTAATCAGGTTCACGCCAGTCAAGAGGTCGCACATCACATAACAGACGAACATTATCTTCAAATTTTATGTTTATCCTGTGATGTGCAGTATCATTTTCATAAACAGAAGGCCATATTTCATAACCCTGAACAGTTCGTACCACCCACTTGTTAATGCTTGCCAGATGGATCAACACTTCACAACCAATGGGAGGAAGGTTTTTACCATCCCATATTTGTTTCATTCCCATAGCGGTTACTCCTGTTTCTCCCCGCAGAACGGACAATAAGACATTTTGATGTTGGTTTCCAGGCGTGTGAAGTTCTTCGCCAGTTCACCGTTTTTCTTTTTAGCGCGGTATGCAAGACGATATTTCAACATAACGTGTATTTTACCAGACGTCAGACCGAAACACTGATTATCCCAGCCAACTTTATCAAACAGGTTAGTGCTGACTTCCGAACCTACTGGTACTTTTTCCATCAGACGTTTTTGAAGTTCGTCACCAACTTTTTTCATACAGTCACACATTATGCATACCTCGATAGACGTTTTAATTTAACGATCAACCTTGTGACTTTACTCCAGTCAGATTCAGTAAAATCGTCCACATCTTTAGCCCATAATTCATTAACATGTCGTGGCTTATATGGTTCTTTCTTAACTGGCGGTTTCCTTTTCTTTTTACCCATAGGTTATTCTCCAAGGTGACGGATGTTTAGATCCGGGAGAATTTGCATCGGGTTAAACGTAACACGATAACGATACTGATCTGTTGGCGAGGAGTCTGTTTGTTCAATGAAATAAGTTACCTCCGTGGTTAACCCCATAAAGTGTTTCTTAACGTCGTTCGGACCAGTTTTACAGGTGATTTCGATCTCTTTGCTAGTGTTCTCACGGGCACAACGACCTTCGATAGAAAACGATACTCACCATTACGAACGTTATAGAAAACGATACGACGATTTACTTCAAAGTTAGCTGCAGCGGTTGCAACGTTACGACTGGCAACATCAGCAGCGTTATCACAGGCTGTCAGGGTTGTTAACATTGCGCATAGAATCAGTTTCTTCATTTTAGCGTCTCGGAGTTATTTAATGATTAATTTTGGTTGTAATTCTTCTTCGTACCACGTCCAACCAATACACGCACCATCTTCAGCATCAACATACGGTTTCAACCAGTCGATAAATTGTTCAATCTCACCATCATAATTTTTAATATCGCTACGACTAAAAATATATTGAGTATCGGTGAAATCAAATTTAGGGCAACTATTTATTACTTCCGGGTGATGATAAAAACTGCTACAACTACCAATAAAATTCCATCTGGGGAGACTGAAAAACTTATGTTGTGGTAGTTTCTCTGGTTCTTTTTCACCACAGAACATATGTGCAATAACAGCTTTCACATCCACAGGTACATTTTCTTTAATCTGACACTTCAACACTAATTCGGTATACATTCCCATTTTCACACCCTCGTTCATAAGCAACCCATCGCTGCTTCCCGTGATAAAGATACCCTACCGTCTGTAATTCGTCAAGAATTATTTTAAAGATATAGCTAATACACGTTCTGTATTAGCTACACATGGTTTTACATAGGTTTCATGATTTTGAGTTGCAGCTAATACACGTTCTGTATTAGTAGATCATAGATTCATAGATTTCGTCATGTTTATTTTTTGACCAACCCCTCTCTATCTTATTCTTTTTATTATCTTTTTATAGATGACATAGAAAACATAAATAAATAGAAGAGTGGTATAAGTAGTAAAAGTCGTTGTAAGTAGAAGAGGTTTAAAAGGTATAGGGAGTCGCATACTTCTCATGAATCTATACGTAAAATAATTCTTGACGGATTACATCGACACAACTACCCTGTGGTCAAGAAAACAAGAAGGGTTGAAGGTATGGATCCGAACATCAGAGTTGCTACAGACGAATTCATTCGTCGCGCCCGTAAAGTTCACGGTGATCGTTACGACTACTCATTCAGCATTGTTGAAGATAGTTCCAGCACAGTGGTTATTATTGACCGTGAAACTAACACAGTGTTTTTCCAGGTTGTCGCTGAACATCTGGACGGTGTTGAACCAGTAACGACTGCTGTTGAACCAGTAACGACTGCTGTTGAACCGATCAAGAATCTTTCTGAGATATTCGGTAACGTTGTAAACAGCGTGTATCACCAGTGCAATTATTCATCCGAAATGTTAGAATTTAGTCATGTTGAAACAATACGAGGACAATCCCCGTGATTAACGTAAAAGTTAATAAGGTTGACAACTCACTACGTATGGTATTCGGTTGGGGTAGCATCTGTAAAAAACGTAATCAGGAGACAGGTCAGTTAGAAATTTACACAGACACGGACAACGAGCAATTTCCCGAGGATGTCACCCTGAAAGCATGGATGGACTTCATGAATTCTGATCAGCGCATCATGGACAATATGCACAATGAACAACCTGTTGGGAAAGTTGTGTTTGCGTTCCCGATGACTGAAGACATTGCGGCAAGTTTTGGTCTGGTTGATAAACTGGATCAGACAGGCGTCATTGTTGGCACGTTGATAACTGATGACGAAGTTTTGAAAAAGTTTCAGACTGGTGAATATACTGGATATTCCATTGGCGGAACTGCATATTATGAGGATGTGGAATAATGCGTACAGATGGTACTAATCATTTACGCCGCGCTAAATCGATGAAGATCGGTTTTCTGTCCGGCGTGACAAAACCTGCTCACGAGGGAGCAAACGCTCTTGTTCTTAAATCACATTCAGAACCACCTACCGTTGCTCTTTTAAAGTCAACATTCAGTGCGGCACTGGCTGAAAAAGAACTTGAACAGAAAGTTCGTGATTTCCTCTCTAATTCGTGGATGTTGAACGATGCGCTTTATGAAGCAGCAGAGGATATTGCAAAAGATGATTCTATTACCGATAAACAAGCAGCATTGCGTGACGCGGTAAATGAATATATTATAACGTTGCAACAGGCCGCTGGTATTTCGATGAATAAAGCGAAAGGTGGCAAAACTGAAGACGGTAAAGTTTTTCCGGCATCTGATTATGCATATGTACCAGATCCAGAAAAACCTTCAACCTGGAAACTTCGTTTAACAGCTACCCCTGGCGGTGAACCTGATGCGCGTATTGTAGGCGCTGCACTTGCTGCATTAGGTCCGGGTTATCGCGGTAACAAAGTTGAAATCCCTGAAGCCGATTTAGCAGGTGTGAAAAACAAAGTCCGATCCGCGTGGGAAAAATTACACCCGGACCAGGAAGTACCTCAAGTTTTAAAAACGGCAGAGGAAATCGAAATGTCCGAACTGGAAAAATACAAAGCCCTGGCTGAGATGAACGACGTCCATAAGGCGTATCATAATTCTCTGCCTGAATCTGATCAGGAAGCATTCCGTAAAATGGATGCGACTGCTCGCGATGCCCTCGTGACGATGGCTAAACAGGCTGATGAATCATTTACCACGATTGCTGGTCAGGTTGTTCAGAAATCTGTAGCTGGTCCGATGTATGACGTTCTGAAATCTCAGGACGAACAACTTCGCAAAGCACAGACCGAAGCGGCACTGGCGAAAGCTAAAGAAACCGTGAACACTGATTTCGCACACATCCCGGGTGAAATGGTACAGAAAACCCAGATGGTCATGACTCTTGAGCGTTTGCCGGAAGCGGATCGTAACTTCCTGGTTGAAAAACTCAAACAGGCCGATGAACTCTGGAAAGCACGTAAAGAGCCAGCCGCGCCGAATGGCAGTGGTAAAGGTTCCAGTGCACTGGAAGACATGATCAACGAATGGCTGAAAGCAAATCCGGGTAAAACACGCACCCAGGCTATGCAGGCCATTTCTGCAACTAAAAAAGGTCAGGAAGCAATCGAAGCGATGCGAGGTGACGAATAATGGCTAAGAACAGCAAAATCTACTGGAACTATGAGCGCCCGACCCGTGCCGTTGCATCCGTGGCTATTTCGGCAGGTGTTGGTCTTGTTCTGGATACCAGTTTAGGTGACACTAACCAGTGTGTACCTAAATACAAACTCCCAACGGCTGGCGGTCGTATCGACGGTGTAGCTGTTGATGATGCTACTGCTGGTGTATTCTTTGATCTGGTGAATGAAAAAGAAAAATTCGTACCAGTAAAAGCCGCTGCAACGTTCGCCACAGGTGTCGAACTTGCTGTTGGTGCTGACGGACGATTCCAGACCGCTATTGCTGAACAACTGGTTGTGGCTATTTCTCAAACTGGTGCCACTGCTGAAAACCAGGTAGTTACCGCATTACTTATTGCACCGTATTCTAAAGGAGCATAACCGATGAGTTACAAACAGAATTTTCGCGACGTTGGCGCACCAGATACATTCCTGTCTAATTTTTCTGTAAGTTACTGGCAGGATACATCACTGTTTGTCGGCACTCGTTATTTCCCGGTAGTTCCTGTTAATCAGGCTGCTGGTAAGTTTCTGACTTACCCGAAAGGGTATTTCGGTCGTCCGGTTAACTCCAAACGTGCCGAAGATGGTGTTGCTAACACTATTGGTTACAAAACCAAAAACCAGGGTTACACCGTTGATGACGATGCGATCCGTATCTTCATTTCTGACAAAAAACGTGCAAACGTTCAGAACGGTCAGCAACTGGATATGGAAGCGTCTGCAGTAACCACAGATGCGTTACTGATCAACAAAGAAGTGGATTTTGCTGAAAAATTCCTGACCGCTGGTAAATGGGGTCTTGATTTCCAGGGTAAAGACGCGTCTCCGTCCACGGGTCAATTCCTGAAATGGTCTAATGCGAATGCCGATCCGATTGGTGATATCCTGTCACGTCGTGTTGCGTTCTCTCTGGCATCCGGTGGTCGTCGCTGGAACAAAGCACTGATGACGCTGGACGTGTATGACGCACTGACCCGTAGCCCGGCTGTTATTGACCGCATTAACGGTGGTTCTACCACTCAGAATCCGGGGATCGTGACTAAACAGGCACTGGCTGCACTGCTGGAAGTTGACGAACTGGAAATCATGCAATCCGTGGTCAACATGGCTGCTGATGGCGTTGAAGACGGTGACGGCAATCCGATGTCAGACTTCCAGTTTGCTAAAACTGGTGTGCTGATGCTCAACTATGTTGAACCGACTGTTGGTAACATGAAACCTGTTGCTGCTGCTGGCTTCGTGTGGAACGAATTCATCGGTCTGGGTGTTAACAACGGTCCGTCTATCCGCACCTATCCGGGTGTTGAAGGTCGCCGTGGTAATTTCGTTGAAGCGGAATTTGCCATTGATGTTCAGATGGTTGCACCTGACCTGGGCGTTCTGTTCTACGACGCGGTTTAATAACAACTGTGATATCATTAAGGGGTGGCTTATGCTGCCCCTTTTTTATGAGGTTAAAATCATGCGTAATTCATATGATCCGTCACTGAAATATGTTTTCACCCGTCCGATGCTGTGGAATGGTAAACAGATGTCCGCTGGCGATAAAGTATCAACATCAAAAGCTATCCCGGCTGTTTTAAATGCCCTTGTGCGTATGCGCCACATTGAACCAGCTACTGTGACCATTGAAGAACCAGTGACTGTAGCAACCGAAGAATCGGCATCAACCACAGCTGCTGAAATCCGACGTGACGCGCCAAAAACCTATAACGTTTATGTTATGGGTATGCCGATGAATTCAGAATCGTTTAGTAGTAAAAGTGCCGCTGCTGAATGGTGTGAATCACAAGGCTTGACATATAACTATTCTTGACCTATTGTTAAGTCAGTGACAGAACTGCATAGCAGACACTATCACTTAATCGGTCGAAAGACGCCGGATAAACGTAACCGGCACACAACAGGTAAGAGCATTGAGTTGTTTAAAGTGGTGCTGCGACGATTATCATACATCTCAGTGCTCTTATCGTTGTGGTGAATACGCAGGCTGATGCGTTAATCAGGTGAACGAGACACCCGCCGGTCCGTGATATGGCACACCGTGCCGGTCATATCTGCCGCGGTTAGGTTTACGAGGATTTCGTAAAGCTGGTCTAGGGTGAAGCCGTGAAAGCGGAGGAAGTAAAACGAGGCGTCGGTACACGCCTATCGTCATTAAGTCGGGGTTCAGCACCGACCGCCACAACCCAAACACTCGCTGATAAGGAGGTGATCCTTATCTTGCTGGCGGGAAAGCCGCAAATCGTGGGTAAAGCATGTTGTGAAACATCCTGAACTGCGTGTCGTTTTACATAACTGGTTATTCACGGGTCACGCATAGGGGTATGTTGGGACATCAGGTGTGGATGACCAGTTATGTAAAACCCTCATTATCACCCAGAGCCATTTGCCGTCTGTTTAAGACGGCTTTTTTTCGTGCTAATATAACGAAAACATTTCTCACAGGTGATCACATGGCTATTACAGTTGAAGGTATTCGTTATTTGATCAGTGTCCCTGATGTTACTGATGAACAAATTCAGTGGTACATTGACAACGGTTATACAAATCCTCTCAGTATTTGCGTCGCTCTCTGTGATTATATGGCGTCTATTGCCAGCAACGATACTGACATTAAAGTAGGTCCGATCTCACTCAGCAGTAGTCAGTCAGCAGACGCCTGGAATAAACTTAAAAAAGATTTTATTTTACGCATTAATACTGGCGCTGATTCAGGTGGTGGTTTGTTAGGTGGTTTTATGGGTGTTGGTGGAGCTACATTAACTGGCGCTGGTATGCAACCTGCTATTCAACGTGGTCAGTTCGACAACCCACCTGTAACACTTGAAAGCGGTGGTCGTGCACTTAACGAGGGTGAACGGTGATGGCAGACAAACGTCAAAGTGTCCTGAATGGTGTTACTCGTGCACTTGCTGAAGTAGGTGAGGATTTGACGGTAAAACGTGTGACAACAGTTCCCAACCCGTCTAATCCTACATTACCGGGTACAACCGTTACTGAATCACACACCTGTCGTGGTTATATTTACCCATTAGAAAAATGGGATCCGACTACTATGACCAGGATAACTACGACGATGGTAATTATGGATAGTCAGAGTTTTGAACCACGATTCGTTCCCGATCGGGGGGATGTTGTGGTTGATGAACGTGGTAAAGAATATCGCCTTCTTGATCGTCAAAACCCACGATTGTTAGGGGATGATATGGCATTTATTCACCCTGTTGGAGCGGCCTGATATGGCTAAGGCTAACGTTAACGATATAAACCGGATAACAGGTGTCTTTAAAGACATTAAAGCCGACCTGCGAGACCACCATTGA